GCCGGCAGGTTCTCGCGGTCGATCAGGCAGTCGACTGTGAGCGCGTTGCGGTGCTCGGCCCGCGCCCGCGTCTCGGCCGCGTCCAGGCGCAGCGCTTCGTGCAGCGGCATGACCCCGCTGCCGGTCTGGAATGATGTACTCAAGTGATCCACTTCCTTCGTAGTGCTGGTGGATTGCCGAGGGGCTGTCGGGACCGGGCATGGTCCAGGCGGCCCCGTCTTCTTGCGGGGGAGCACTCAGCCCGTCGGGGCCAGCTCCTGCTCGTCCGACGTCGACCACGCACGGCCGTCCGTCGCGTTCGCCTCGTGCCACGCCTGGCACTTCGCCAAGTCGAAGCGGCGGCCCTGGCCGGCGAACGGCTCCTCGGGCATGCCGGCCTTCAGCCACTGGGTGATCTGCCAGGTGGAGACGCCGTAGTACGTCTCGATCTCGCGCTGGTTCAGCAGGGGGACGAGTCCGGCCGGGAGGGGGACTCGGCGCTCACGCTTCGCTCGCTGCTGCATCAGTCTTTGACCTTTCTGCTGTTGAAGTTGAATGTGGGGGCATGAAAAACGGGGGGTCGAAGAGGTCCTGGAGGGGGGCGTTCGTCAGCCGGTGGAGTGCTACGGCGACGACCCAGGCCGTGTGTTCCTCGCAGCGGTCGCGGGCGCTCTTGCCGCGAGAGGTGAGGCGTCCGACGGTGGCGGCGCTGACGCCTTTGCCGTCGGGGTCCACGTCTTTCGTCGCTTCGGCGAGTTCCTCGATGGTGATGTGGGCTCGCTCCATGGCGTCTCTGAGTGGCTTGCCTGCGCCCTTGCGGTGGAGTTTCGGCATGTGTTCCCCGTGCCAGGTGGTGTGGTTTCCGCTCCGTTCCCGGGGCGGTGAGTCATTTCTACAGTTGAAGTTGAAGCATGTCAACGAGAAGTGCAGTGAAGTTCCGAGAACCTTCGTGGCGCTTGCGGGGGTCGGACTGGTGTTCTGGGCGCGGGTGGTGAACGGCATATGCCACTGCGCGTGACGGGTGTGTCGCGCGCCGCACGCCTTTGCGCCACGCTTCTACTTTCGCTTGCTTAAAGTAGAAGCCGCAGGGCACTCTTTCCCCGTGGAGACCGAAGACCGTGACCCCGTCGAAGACTTCGCGCAAGTCCTCGCCGCCCTGAAGGACGAATATCGGGCCAGCGACAGCGACATCGCGCGAGCCATCGGCGTCTCCTCAGCCGCCGTCGGAACCTGGGTACACCGCAAGCGCAAGCCCCGCCGCGAGGCGATCGAGGCGCTGGCCGCCGCATACCCCAAGTTCACCAGGGAGCGTCTCTTCAGGGCGGCAGACCGTGAAGTCCCCGGCCCGCTCAGCCCGGACGCGAAGGAACGCCTGTTCGCCCTGTTCGGTGAACTGACAGCGGAGCAGCAGGAGATGAAGGAAATCGAGATGCGTGCCATCGCGGAGCGCAACCGTTCGCAATTCTCGTGAGTCTCCACAAAACGACCCTGCTCACGCCATGTGATTTCTTGGCGACGACACGTGCATCGGCGGTCGCATATTGCACCACATGGGGGTACGGTCGTCCACACGGCCGATGCCCTCCCCCTCGGCCGCAGGAGCCCAGCCCAGCCTGCGATCCGGGGGTCACGCATGTGTGTCCGCATTCGATTCACCGCACGGTACGGCTGCCCGATCTACCGTCCGGATGACCGGCTGATCAGCCTCCCGGACTCCATCGCCGTTGCACACAGAGTCACCGCCGTGCGGGCTGTTCTCTCTGAACTTCATGTCGTGCAGCCCGAGTTGGGTGCAGTCTGCTGGTGCGGGGAGACCATCGACGTGCTTCCCCGCGTACCCGAGCAGCGGAGGAGTGAGCAGGTGAGCAAGCGTGGCGCGTAGCGCAGGGAAGAACCCACGCCAACTGGAGAGCAAGACATGCGGGTGTCCGAGATGCCTGAAGAGGTTCCCGCCCGGCGACGGCTACGGCGAGCGTGACCCGCGGAAGAACTGCACGGGACGCTGGCAGGCCCGCTACCGCGACCCGGACGGAAAGCCGTGCGGGCCCACATTCGACAGTCAGAAGGCGGCGCAGGCGCACCTCGACAAGGTGCGCGTCCAGGTCCGTGAGGGGACGTATCAGGACCCCAAGCGCGGGTCCATCACGGTTGAGGCGTGGTGGGAGATCTGGTGGCCGACGGTGAAGAAGAAGGCCGTCACCACCGTCAATCGGAAGCTCACCTCGTGGAACGTCCACATCAAGCCCAAGTGGGGCGCCAGGAAGCTCAACACGATCACGTGGCTCCAGGTGCAGGACTGGATCACCAACGAGGTCAAGGGCCGCGAGACGCAGCGTAAGGTCCTCGAACTGTTCCGGCACATGATGGTCGCGGCCATACGGGACCGGCGCATCCAGGTGAACCCGACGCTCGACATCGAGATCACGGAACCGAAGGGCAAGCACCCCGACGACCTGATCCCCCCCACCCGTGAGCAGGCTGCGCTGATCCGGGGGCACCTCACCGAGTACTACCGCCCGCTGATGGTGTTCGCCGAGGAGACCGGCATGCGGTGGGGTGAGTACACCGCGCTGCGCCTGTGCAACGTGGACCTGGACGCTGCCACGGTGAAGGTAAAGGAAGTTCTCATCGACGACCGCGGGAAGATCCGGCGCAAGCAGGCGCCGAAGACGCGGGCCGGTTTCCGGACCGTGCCGCTGACGCCGGCCGCAGTCGACGCGGTGAAGACGATGGTCGCCAAGTGGGACCCGGCTCGAACGGAGTCGCCTCTTGAGGACGGGATGCATGCCGAGGAGCTGGTGTTCCGGGGGCCGCTGTCCGGGGCGAAGAGGAAGAACAAGGAGGGGGAGAAGGTTGAGATGGACGGGGTGCTGACGCGGCCGAATTTCCGCAGGCAGTGGGTCCCTGCCATCAAGGCGGCTGGTCTGGCGCGGCTGGTGAGGGACCCGGAGTCGGGGCGTACGGAGTATTGGCCGCGGGTGCACGATCTTCGGCACACGTTCGCGACGCGGCTGAAGGATGCCGGGGTTCCGGAGAAGGACGTTCAGGTGATCATGGGTCATGAGCGGGGTGGCCGGGTGACGTGGCTGTACCAGCATGCGGGGCCGGAGTTGGTGGAGGAGGTGCGGTCTGCGCTGGTCACAGGGCGGCATCTGCGGGCGGTGTCGTGAGGTGCGACGCCACGGCGGCGCCACAACGGCGCCACAAAGCCCCCGCGTTGGTTCGCTGGACTTCGCTGAACTTCCCGTATCCGCAGGTCAGGGAACTTCTCGGAACTTCGCGTAGGTTCTCGAAAGTCCCTGACCTGCATTTACGGTCTCTTACAAGGCGGATGTCGGCGGTTCGAAACCGTCCGTGCCCACCAGGATAGTGTGCAGGTCAGTGCACGATTCGGCCCCCCAGTCATGATCGGCTGGGGGGGGGCCGTTTCCGTGCTCGACGCCACATCGACGCCACAATCCCCTCAGTGAGGACTTCACGGTCCTCACCCATTCGGGGGACTGGACTATGTTCAAACCGCACGTAGAGTGGCCCGCACGGGAGGGGCAGGCGCTTCTCCCCACGCGCGTCTGAGACGCGCCTCCCGTGTACCTGCGGGTGCCCGGCGGGGAGGCCGGCCCAGCAGGCGAAGGCCCCCCGCGACAGACGCGGGGGGCCTTCTGGTGTCCAACGTAGACCGCCCCGAGGACGGATACCCCCGGGGCGGGACGCCTTGACCAAGTCATAGCGTCTAACGGCCGAAGAGTGGAGACGCGTACACCCATCGGCCGCTCTTCGTGCCGCGATCGGCCCGCCCGACCAGAGGCGCCGCGGCTGTCTACGAGTGCCCGCGCTACAAGATCCTTAAATTTGCCTGGCTGGGCAAAGACACTAGGCCATGATCACTACAGCGTGGGGCGGGTGCCACTCGACCACATGCCCGACTGGGTACCAGCCCGCCGCCGGGAGATCGGGGCACGCCTACGCGCCGCACGCCTACACGCGAACCTCACCCAGCTTCAGCTCGGCGAACGCATCGGGCGCGACCACCGCACCATCCACCGATGGGAGTACGCGCTGCGCGTCCCGAACCTGGAAGACCTGCTCCTCATCGCCGACGCGACCGGGGTCCCGCTGGCTGATCTGGTGGGGTGACGGCGGCCGCCCGTACGGGGGTGTAGGGCGGCCGCCTCTTCCCCGGGCCCGGCAGCATCGGCGGAAGCCAGGCCCGAGGGGCTTCAGGAGCGTTCGGGTACCTGGCTGGTCTGGGTCGGCACCGGCGTGCAGTCGGCGACGTGCCGGTAGTCGGTGCGGCCGCCGGCCGAGCACGTGTGTATGTCGTGCGTCGTGTATTCCTCGCCGTCTCGGATGGGCTGGTCGCAGCGTCCGCAAAACTTCATCGCCGGTTCTCCCTTACGAGTCGGTACAGGCCGCGCCCGGTCTCGCACTCGCCGGCGTTGTCGGCGCACTGCTCGCAGGATGGGGCGTGCGCGTGGAGGGTGCTGAGGGCTATTGCTGCGGTGCAGGTGCGGCAGGCGCGGGGAAACCACCGAGTGGTCGCGTCGAGGTGTTTCAGCCTGCGCGGGCCGAGGTCGACAACCGCGCCTGAGGCGAGGACTCCGGCACACCACACGCAGGACTTGCCGCGGACCTGGAACGCGGAGAGGTCGCCGACATCGGGGAGTGGCAGTAAGGCGAGCACATCGGTGCCGCTCGGCCCCTGAACGCTGCTACCTGGCATGCGATGACCCCCTGGCGTATGTGCTGGCTGCTGCTGTGCCAACCGACGCTAGACACCAAGGGGTCACTGAAGTGCTACAGACTGTATTACCTGGGTCAGACGACACCGAGCCGGATCCCCAACTCGACGAGCTCCCCACGCTTCTGAGTACGGATCATCGTGCCCACCGTTTCCCGCACACCGGCGTGCATGCGCGTCGCCTGCGGTGCCAGCCGCTCCGCATCCAGGAACGCGCGCAGGGCTTCGTCGCGCTGCCCGTTGTAGAAGTAGGCGCGCCCGCGGTCGATGTGGAAGTGCGAGTGCCGCTCCGGCGCGTACCCGTCCGGGAGTCGCACCTTCTCTGCGCGGGCCACCGCATCCCGGCCGCGGCCCATCTCCACCGGCAGACTCACCGACCACAGCGCGACGTTCGTCGGCCCGAACTGCATCTGCCAGTCGTTGCGGTCCACGCCCAGCTCGTCGGCCGCGGCCTTCGCGTGTCCGAGGTGGCGGACCGCGGCCTTCGTGTCCGTGGCCCGCGCCAGATTCAGCGAAGCCTTCAGATGGAACGCGCCCCGCAGGGACACCGTCTCCGGGCCCGGATCGTGGATGGCGCCGAGCTCCGACAGAGCCTCGTCGATGACCGATCCGGCCTCATCATGCTCGCCGATGGTGAGGAACTCCCCGGCGTCGTACCAGCGGGCGGCCAGCACTCGGAGCGGGTTCCCGGTTTCCTGTGAGGCCCACAGGACACGCTCGGTGGCGAGGGTGGCGTCGCTGTTGTGGCCGAGCTTGTACAGGTACTGCATGGCGCACTCGTATGCGGAGGCCAGCAGGTCGTAGGCGTCGCGCCGCTGGTCGCCGTCGCTGGTTTCCGCAGCGACCTGGAGGTCGCGGAGCAGGCCGGGCAGCAGCATGCCGGAGCGGGTGAGGGCCGCTGCCTGCCGCAGCGTGTTGGCCTCTGCCACGCGCGCGCGAAGTTGCGGCAGGTCGACTCCGGCGGCTTCCTGCTCGGTGGGGCGTGTTGGTCGGCCGTGGCGTAGCAGTGCGCGGCGGACGGCGGCGACCGATGCGACGGCGTCTTGGCCGTCGCGGTCGGCTTGGAGTGGCACGTACGGTGCTCCGGTGATTTCGGTGGGGTGGCAGTCCAACGCCTGTGTGAAGGCGAGGATGACGGCGGGCCGGTCGAGGGAGCGGCGTCCCTGCTCGAAGGCGCGGACGGCGGCGAGGGAGTATCCGGCTTCGGCGGCGAGGCGTTGTTGTGTCCAGCGGCGGCGTGCGCGGAGGCGGGCGAGGCGCTGGCCGTTGCTCTCGGTTGTGTCGGTGGGGTGGGGCATACTGGTCTCCGTTCCTGACTCGTCATCTGGAACGGTACGCCCGTCCGGCCGGTGGTGTACTTGGGAAGACCCTTACGGATTGCGGTCCGTGGGGGTCTTTTCCGTGGGCGGCCGTGAGTGGTTCGGGGTCTGGCTCGTTAGACTCAGACCATGCCCCCACCCCCTTCCTCGCCTGGTTCCGCACGGTCTGCTGCCGTCGTGAATGCGGAGATCCGTGGGGTGTGGACGGATCCGCGGGTGCCGCTGACGCGGGAGCAGCGGGCCCAGTTGGAGCGGTTGTACGCGGAGTGGGCGGCCGCCGTGCGGGCCGAGCTCGGCGAAGCGGCCTGAGCTCAGGCGTAGATCCGCCGCTGCGGATCCAACGCCGCAGCCTGCGAACCCGGCTCACGC